TGAAATCAACGCGATATCAGACGTAATCAAAACGGACTTCCCTACGATGAAGGTTAACAAACAAAACGTACCCGAAAAGCCGATTAAAGGCGAAATGTGTGTACGTTTTCAGCGGAATAACTCAGGCGCAGATACGTCCGCAAGTTACGTAATGACTAGCGAATATCAATTAGTTTACTTCGGTCTGAACAACGTTGATGTACTAACGAAGATTGACGCGCTGACAGACCGATTCAACAACTTAATAAAGATACCGATTGAAGGGACTCGATACTTAACCGTCGAGTCTCTTTCTTTTTCTCAACCGTTTAAGACAGCGGAAAATCTTGACGCAGTAATTGGCGTGTTAGTAGGAACGACGCGTAAAAACAAAGCTGTGCCGGATGCTCCTCTAGTTGAAAACGTTGAGATTAGAACTACCGCAGACTTTGCGCAGTGGGGCCGGTTAGACGGGTCGATGACTCCGGATGACACGAGCGATGACATTACGATGTCAGAAATCGATGGCTTCAGAATGCGCGAATTAGAAGACGGCAAGTTCTTATAAAACGATAAGGAGTGATACGATGGCAGGTCAATGGGATCCAACCAATCTACCAATTAAGCCCGGATTGTATATCAATTTCAAAGAAGCAGCGGTCGCACAAATTACAGGCGGCGCATTCGGAATCGTGGGGATGCCTTTATTCACATATACAGGCGGAACTGCTACAGCGAAGCAATTTTATACAGTTAAGAATGAGGCGGAAGCAGCGACTCTATTCGGTAGCGATAATATTCAACCGATTAAGTTCGTACTTCAAGCGGGCGCGGCGGAAGTTCTTGTTTACGCAATGCCAGCGACGCCAGCGACGCAGGATTATACAGATATGCGTACAGCTTTCGAAGCACGCCCGTTCAATGTTTTCGTATACCCAAGCAAAGTAACAAATACAGAGCAAGACAACACTTTAACGTGGTGTAAGGCGAACAAAGCGGAAGGCAAGCACTTCATGGTCGTATTCGGTGGCGATGCTACAACGGACCAAGATCCGGCAGTAGGTAATGCAAGTTCATCACGCCTTGAAGACGATTACGCAGTTAATGTCATTGTCGGCATTGTTATCGAAGGCGTCAACTATACGTCTAGTTCCTTTGCTCCGTATGTTGCTGGTCTAATCGCAGGTAAGCAAATCAACCAAGCGATTACTTACTCGATATTGCCTGTTGACGACGTAACTAAACGATTGCGTAATAGCGAGATTAAAACAGCGCTTGAAGCAGGTTCGTTAGTCATTTCGCATGATGGCGAGAAAGTCAAAGTCGAGCAAGGTCTTACAACTAGCGGCAAGAAAATCCGTTCAATTCGCGCTCGTCAAGCGATTGCTACTGACTTAGCGAAAGCAGCACGTGATAACTACATCGGTCAAATTTCAAATAACGAAGCAGGTCGGAATGCTCTAATTGCGGCTATTTCGGCGTACCTCGAAACGCTTGAAGACGAAGATGTACTTATCTTACCAAACGTTGAAGAAAATCCTCCGGTTCAGTTAGATGCGACACGTGAATCCGTAGGTGACTCTGTTTTCTTAATTATTAACTACACAGAAGTGGATTCGATGGAGCGCATTCTCATCAACATCCAACTATAAGGAGGCGGAATAGATGGCATTAGATGCTACAAGAACACTGAGCGGTACCATGTGCAAAATTTATCACAACGGTAAATGGGTTACAAACGCTAAAGGCGTTGAACTCCAAGGCGAGATTAACTACGAAGATATTCCCCGTGCAGGCAACCGTGCTTTAGGCAAAAAAGCAACAACTATCGAATGGACTGGAACACTAACTAACTACAAGATTAACCACGATTTCATTAAAGCTATTTCACAAGTCCGTCACGAAAACAAAACAGCTTATGTTACGGAATTAATGGTCGAAATTAATGACCCAGAAAGCCCGGACAGTAAAGCTTGGATTCGTGTAAAGGGCGTTCAATTCAGCACAATCCCACTTCTTAACTTCGAAGTCGGATCAATCGTAGAAGAGGAATTACCGTTCTTCTTCACGGACTACCAATACGTTTAATCAATACGGCGGGCTTCGGCTCGCCTTTAGCTTTGAACATAACCGAAAGGATGATTATACATGGCAAAGAAAAAATCGAACGCATTAGAGGCATTACTAAGCGCTAACCCAGACGTACAGGAACCGGTTTACATTAAACGATTAGCTACAGACTTCGTACTTAAAGCGCTAAATCAAGACGAACTAACTTCTGCGCAAGAAGAATCGACTTTTGACGGCGTTACTAACGACACTGAGATGAACAATTTAATTATCGCTAAAAGCTGTGTCGAACCTAACTTCGAAGATCCTACATTACTTGAACATTACGGAGCTCGCGACGCTGGTGATTGCGTTAAAAAGGCACTAAAAGTCGGAGAAATCGTACTACTTTCACAAAAAGTCTTAGAGGTTAGCGGATTCGATACGACTCTTAATCAAGCAAAAAAGTAATACGGGACGACGACGATGCGTGGACGATTCACGTAATTTCTCAGCATTTCAGCATTCCTATGCACGAAGTTTATACGTGGACCAAAAAACAGATTCTTATGAATTACGCATCGATAGAAGTCCTGCGTGAAGACGAAAAGAAAGAAGCGGAGAGGAGGTCGAAATAATTGGCGTATGATTTAACCGCCGTCTTAACGTTAAAAGATAATATGACACGTGGCTTACGGAGTGTGATGGGCGCACTTAGAAATACACAACGGACTACAGATACGTATCGAGATTCGATGGGACGTTTACGTGACGCACAAGGTAGGTTCGTTAGAGGAGCCGGAGGGTTTAAATCTGCAGCTGGATCGATGGTGTCAGGTTTAGCCGGATTAACGCTAGCTGCAGGTGCAACCGGTTTAGCTTTGGGCGGAATTCAAAAAGCGATGGACTTCGAATCACAAATGTCGACGATCAAAGCGTTAACAGGAGCCACTTCTGCGGAAATGAAAAAGATGACTGACTTAGCGATGGAGATGGGGGCTAAAACGAAGTATGACGAATGCTTCACTGCGGCGTAATCCGCAGAAAAAATAACGATGTGAATTCGGTGAAGGCTACCTTTTGGCGAAGGTTTTTAATAAAATAAGAGTAGTTATATTATATAAATCAAAACAGAAGGAGGTGTTATTATGAAGGTGTGTAAAACTTGTAAAGAAGAACTTCCATTAGATAACTTTGAAAAAGCAAGAAACGAGTGCAAACCTTGTAGACGATCTAAAAGAAAACAAAAACACAAGGTAGCCTGTAAAGTATGTGGAGTTACTTTCTCTACCGACAAACCTAAAACACTGTACTGCAGTCATAAGTGCCACGGCGCTACAAGAAAAACCTTCGTTACAGTTTCGTGTTCATTTTGCGATAAAGATAAAAATATCGTTCCTTCTTTATATAAAAGGTTAGAGAATTTTTATTGTGATAACAAATGTAGAAGCGAGCATTTAAAGGTTATTATGGCAGGTGAAAATAACCCTAACTACAATAAACAAGAAGTAAAATGTAGCGGTTGTTCAAAAAGCATAAAGGTTAGTCCACATAGATTAATTAACCACTCATTCCGATTCTGTTCGTTTACTTGTTATAAAGAAAATATAGGGAAGTACTTCCGTAAAGAGAATAATCATATGTGGAACGGATCTATTAGCGCAGAAGAAAGAATAAAAACAAGAAACTTGACTGAGTATAGAGATTGGAGAACGTTCGTATATAAACGAGATAAATTCACTTGCAGATGCTGTAACGATAGCACCGGAGGTAATCTAAACGCTCATCATTTAGATGGTTGGGATAAGTACCCGGATAAGCGTTTTGAGTTGTCGAACGGGATAACACTATGTGAAACTTGCCACCTCGCTTTCCATAAAGCTTTCGGTTACGGAAATAACACAAAATCTCAATTTGATACATTTTTAAGTATGATATCAGCGCCTCACTAATATAGTGGAGGCTTTTTTTAATTCGCCAAAACACGCTAATACCGAGCCAAGCCGATAGGGAAACCTTCGGAAGGTGTAACGACTAATCAGAGTAGCCTAAGTCATTGATACGGTGAAATGGACACGAGCGCATCGCACCCGACCGAGTTAAGTTGAGGGTGATGATATAGTCTGAACTCACGGGAAATCGTGAGAAGTAGAGGATAAAGAGCCTTTACGATAACATATTGATTCGGCCCTGGAAGCAGGTCAAGGTATCGAAGAACTTTTGAAAGCCGGTCTTACACCTGCGCAAGTTCAAGCGGGTGGTCTAGAGTCAGCGTTAAACCTCGCAACAGCAGGCGGACTAGATTTAGCGAAGGCGTCCGAAATTATGTCTACGGCATTAAATGCGTTTAAAGATGACGGTATGAAAGCGGCGGACGCTGCAAACATTCTAGCCGGAACAGCTAACGCATCAGCAACTAGCGTAGAAGAATTGCAGTATGGACTTTCTCAGGTAGGAGCGGTCGCTTCTGGTATCGGTATGAACTTCAAAGACGTTAATATCGCCTTAGGATTATTCGCGAACAACGGACTGAAAGGATCTGACGCCGGTACTTCTCTAAAAACGATGTTATCAAATTTACAACCGTCTACCAAAAAGCAAATAGGTTTGTTTCAGGACTTAGGTTTAATGACTAAGTATGGGGAAAATGCTTTTTATGATGCTAATGGAGAATTGAAGAATCTTAATCAAATAGCTGGGCTATTACAAAACTCAATGAAAGGCTTAACCGCACAGCAACGTCAAGCAGCGTTAGAAACAATGTTTGGAAGTGACGCAATACGTGCTGGTAACATCCTCTTCAAAGAAGGCGCCGAAGGAGTTAAGAAATTCACCAGTGAAATGGCGAAAGTAACTGCGTTAGATGTCGCGAAGGAGAAGATGAATAATGCCGCCGGAGCAGTTGAGCAGTTCAAGGGCGCACTTGAAACGTTCCAAATCGCAGTACTTACTCCGTTAATGCCGTTGATTAAAGAAGCAGCGCTTAACATGGCAAACTTTATCGGAAATCTTAAACCGGAACAAATCCAATCCTTCTCAGATACGATTAAAGGCGCTTTTCAAATAGCGTACGACGTTGCATCTAAGTTTGCTAAATTCGTAATTGAAAACTGGCCCGTAATTAAGGAAACGATTATCGGAGTTACAACAGCAGTAGTGACATTCCGAAGTGCAATGGCGGCTTTAACGATCATTCAAACGATTAATACATTATTAGCAGCATACCGAGCAGGAACGTTATTAGCCACGGCAGCACAACTCGGATTCAACGTGGCGTTATTCGCTAACCCTGTAGGACTAGTAATCGCAGCAATCGCAGCATTAGTGGCGATCGGCGTAGTTCTATATCGAAACTTTGATACGATTAAAGCTAAAACCATTGCTTTATGGAATAAAATGGGCAGCTTAAAAATCGCTGTACTTGCAATGTTAGGACCGTTTGGCGCAATCGTTGCAGCCGGAGTGTCTGTATATAAAAACTGGGATACGATCAAAGCGAAAGGTACCGCCGCATTTAACGCAATCGGTAATGTAATCGATAAAGTTAAAGGTAGATTCCACGCATTCACAAGCGCAGTATCTTCGTTCAAAATGCCGAATTTCAAAATGCCAAGCATGGCGAGCACGAAAGCCGGAATGGGACCATCGAAGAAAGATAAATCGTCTTACCACGGTGAATCTTACGTACCACGTAACGGCATGATGTATCGACTTCACCAGGGCGAACGTGTCCTAACGAAGAAGGAAAACCGCCAGTTCGCGAAAGGTAGCGGCCAAAACGTAATCATTAACATGGGCGGAATGACTGTTCGCGAAGAAGCCGATTTAGATAAAATCGCAAGTAAGCTAGCACGTAGAATCTATTTAGCAGGGGAGGCAGGCGCATAATGGCGATCGAATTTTGGTTAACAAATGAACGAAATACGGAGCGTGTACGTCTGCCAGTTAATCCTGCGACGATTACAGTTTCGTCTCCGTTCGAATACAACGATGTAACTATCGCGAACTTCGGCGAAGCAACTATTTTCGGCGACCGCGGCTTAAAGGAGTTTTCGTTTGAAACATTTTTTCCTGCGAGATACAATCCGGTTTACTGTTCGTACAAAGGGTTTAAAGCGCCATATACTTACGTAGCTATCATCGAAAAGTGGCGCGACTCAAAACTACCGATTCGCCTTATCGTAACCGGAACGAAGATCAACTATCTCGTAACTATTCGCGATTTTTCGTACGAAGTTGAGCGAGCAGGAAATCCTGGCGACATCTACTTTTCGATTTCTTTTAAGCAATTCCGTTGGATTTCTGTTCGTTATGAAGCTACGAAAACTACACGACCACCGAGTAATAAGAATACACAACGTATATATACGACAGTTCAGAACGATATTCTCTTACACATCGCAAGACGTTTTTACGGGAACGACGATAAGTGGATCGACATATACAACGCGAATAAAACGAAGGTCAAGAAGCACGCTTATTTAGTGATAAGGCCCGGTGTAAAGTTGGTGATTCCGTAATGGCGTCAACTAAGTATAACGCACAAAGTGGTTATGATACTGACCGAATCAACTTATCCATTTTCTATTATGAAGGCAATCAAATGACGGTTGTAAACGACATGAATATGGGCGTATCTATTTCAGGTGATTTATCGCAGGCTAGTCGAAAATGTGAAATATCGCTTATCAATACTGTCGATGGACAGAAGCGAAAAGTTTACTTTAAATTAGGGCGCCGTATTCGAGTCGTAGCAGGAAAAGATGAGCTCTTCCAGGGAATTATCTTCGGATATGACATCGACGATAAAGGTCAAGAAACAATCGTAGCCTACGACGCGAATCATTACTTAACGAAAGTTTCCGATAGTTTTAGATTCGATAATAAGAAGGCTAGTGACATCGTTAAATATCTCTGTAAACGATTCGGTATTAAAATGGGAAAGATTTCGGATACTGGCTACGTTATCCCTAAGTTGATTCTACGTGATAAAACGTTATGGAACGTGATTATTATTGCGTTAACTGAGACTTGGCAGAAAAATAAACGTCAGTTCTCGCTTCAGTCAAAAGGCGGCGTACTTAACTTAGTCGAGCGGAAAGAGCAGTTAACCCGTATGTACATCGAAGACGGTAAGAACTTGCTCGGCGCTACTTATAGTACGAATATGGACGACGTGAAAACGCAAGTCAGTTTAACGGGCGGCGACGAAGATAAGCCGATTCACGCATTCGCCGTTGATACTAACGCTAAAAACGTATACGGAACGATGCAACATTACGAACATGTTAGCGAAGTAACTGATACGAAAAAACTACAAGCACTCGCTAAAAGTATGTTGCCGCAGATCAATAAGCCAGAACAGGAATTCGATGTGGAATCGCTCGGAATTATGAACGTCATAAGCGGATCTTCTATCCTAGTTAACGAGTCTATGACTCAGATAACTGGGGCTTTTTATGTTGTCTCGGATACGCATAACTTTCAGCCAGACGGATTTCATACGATGTCTCTTAAACTATCACGTACATTTGATATTCCGGAAGAAGACTATGATCCACCGGAAGAGAAGAAGGCGACAGCTGCTAGCGGCAGTAGTTCTGGCGGAACAACAACTACGACTACTATAACGCTTAAAGGTGGTAAAGCGAAAGTTCCTCAAATTGTCCGTAAGTGGGAACCGACAGTTCGTAAATACGCTAAACAATACGGTATTGAAGGTTATACCGAATTATTACTTGCGTTTATGATGCAAGAAAGTGGCGGACGTTATCCGGACTTAATGCAGTCGAGCGAATCAGCCGGGTTAGGACGTAATGTATTGCGCTATGAAGCGTCAATCAAGCAAGGCGTTAAATACTTCGCAAATACACTAAAGAAATCTAAAGGCGAAGCGAAACTCGCGCTCCAAGCGTACAACTTCGGCGAAGGATTCATCCCGTATGCATTAGCACGCGGCGGTTATTCAATGGCAAACGCGAAAGCATTTTCGGCTTACCAGGCGAAGAAACACGGCTGGCGTCGTTACGGTGACGTTAACTACGTTCCGCACGTACTTCGTTATTATACAGGCTCCTTAACACCGGTAAAAACTACGACTACAACAACGACAACTACGAAGGTTACAAACAGTACCGGATTTATTCGACCGTGCGAAGGCGTCGTAACGAGCGAAATGAAACAACGTTGGGGCAGAGCGCATGAGGGACTGGATATTGCCAAAGCCGGTACCGTTCCAATTAAAGCGGCAGCAAGCGGAACAGTTTCGAAATCTTATGTATCGGCAAGTTATGGCGAAGTTATCTTTATCGTTCATAACATTAACGGTCAGACGTTCGAAACGGTTTACGGACATATGCGCAAAGGTTCACGCCGATTCAAAGAAGGCGACAAAGTAAATCAAGGTACGCAAATCGGCTTAATGGGTAGTACTGGACGATCAACCGGTCAGCATTTACACTTCGAAGTTCATAAAGGACGCTGGAAGAATCCGGTCAATCCGCGTAACTATATCAAATTCTAAGGAGGCGACAGTATGACAAAACCGCAAGGAAACGGCTACTCGCAACTCGTTCAATTAATACGAAAACATGGACATAACAACGACGTTACTTTCGAACTTGGCACGATAACATCTGCGCCTCCCGAAGTATCGTTACGTCTGGACAGCGTAGGATTCGACCTCGATAAAAGCGATTTAATTTTCGCTAGTAGAGTGGCTGAATCGCTACAGCAAAACGACCGCGTTATCGTAGCTTGTGATGATGAACAGAAAGTCTATTACGTAATTGACAAGGCGGTGATTTATTAATGCCTTTAGTACCGGATTTTAGCGAAGAGGAATTGGCGGAACTACTAGCTGAAACAGACGCGGACGCCGTCCAACCTTCGAAAACATACAAAATCGACTTTGAAAACGGCCGTATTGGCGGATTCATTGACGAAACAGAAGCCTTAAAGCAAGCCGTTCAGAAGGCGTTAATTACAGCCCGAGAACGGTTTTCTATTTATACGGATCAGTACGGTTGCGAGATAGACGATTTAATCGGAACGAGTGTCACTAGAGCACTTATTGAAACGGAGATTCCTCGTTTAATAGAAGAGGCGCTTATTTACGACGACCGTATAGACAGTGTATCCGATTTAGAAACTTCGATGTTAGGCGATACGGTTACAATTTCGTTTACTCTCGTCAATGTTGACGGCGAAGAAATTACATTCGAAGCATTGGAGGTGTAAAGATGACGATTTTTGATGGCGAAACATACGAAACCATTCTCGATAGAATGCTAGCGCGAATACCTTCCGACATTGATAAACGTGAAGGTTCGGTCGTTTACGACATGCTCGCACCGGCAGCGATTGAGTTCGCCCAAACTTATATCGAAATGGATAACGTACTTGACCTCGGATTTGCGGAGAGCACCTACGGCGAATTCCTCGACCGCAAAGTACTCGAACAGGGTTTAGTACGTAAAGAAGCGATTAAGGCAGTCGGCGAGATTACGTTTGTAGGTCCGGAAGATTTAGAGATTCCGTTAGGCACACGCGTAACTACCGAAGATGATATTTCGTTCCTTACGACTGAATCAGTTACGGTAAATAACGGATCCGCAACCGCAGCAGCCGAAGCAGAAGTCGGAGGTGTTGACGGAAACGTAAGCGCAGGCACGGTCACAAACACGGACCTTTCCGAAGTTGAGGGTATTATCAGCGCTACCAACGCGAAAGACTTCAGCGGCGGAGTAGACGAAGAATCAGACGAAACCTTATACGCTCGTTATCTCGAATTCGTGCAGCGTCCTATTACGTCGGGCAACAAATATCAATACGAGTTGTGGGCGAAAGAAATTCAAGGTATCGCAGTGGCGACGTGCTATCCGTTGTGGAACGGGCCCGGCACCGTGAAATTAGTCGTAGTAAATAACGACAACCGGAGCCCAGCGCAGTCTGTTATCGATGAGGTAGCGGAACACATCGAAGAGGTAAGACCGGTAGGGGCTGACGTAACAGTAGTCGGAGTTACCGAAATCACAATCGACGTGGCTGCAACGATTACGCCGAACGATTCCAGCGACACTTCAACGATTAGAGATTCCGTTATGGAGCATGTCGAGACGTATCTTAAAACGTTTACGACAGGCAACCAAATCGTTCGCTATTCGCAGATTGGTAACGCCATTCTCGACTCAGACAACGTTATCGACTTCACGGGCTTAACGGTAAACGGCGGAACAGCCAACATCGCTATCGAAGCCGATCAGGTTCCGGTTATCGGTTCCGTAAATATAACGATTAACTAAAGGAGGAAAACGCATGACAGCAATGAGCAATTATTTAGAAAACGTACTAATTAACGCAACTTTACGCGGTCAAACATACACAGCACCTACGACGGTCTATCTGGCACTGTATACAAGTAATCCGACTGATTCGGCAACGGGTACGGAGGTTGTAGACGGAGGTTATCTTCGCCAGATTATTTCGTTCGGTACTCCATCAAACGGCGCTTCATCCAACGGATCAGACATAATCTTCCCTATCGCAACTGCGAGTTGGGGTACAGTTACGCATATCGCTATTTTTGACGCAGATACTGCCGGAAACTTACTTTATTACGGAGCATTGACCGCATCGAAAACCATCGCATCGGGCGACCAATTAAGGGTGGCGGCCGGAGACATTACCGTCACACTAGCGTAAAGGCGGTGGATTAAATGGCGGAAATCTTACTCGGCCTTAATCAGCTTACTACTTCGACTGTAGTCACCGGAAACATGCGCTTGATTCAGCCGTTACAAGCTTCGATTAGCGGGTCGGCAGAAAATACGGCAAACACTCCGTTATTACGTAAATACGCAAAGGCTGACGTTAAGGCATTAGACGCAGCAATGACTGGCTCCATGCGAAGATTCAAAACGATTAGCGCCGACCTAGTTTGCGAATCAACACTAGACGCTTATTGGGCGGAGCGTAATATTCGTCAGGACATGGGCGACTATATACCGACTTACTATAAGGACATTCGAGAAGCAGTGGCGATTATTCAAACGGAAGCGAACGAAATAACTCGTATGCGGGCGCAGTTAAACAGAGTATTCGATAACTTCTTTATCGTAAGCTCCGAGCCGATGCTTGACCGTTGGGAGGCGCTACTGAATCTTACGGCTGGCGACCGCGACTTAAATGCTCGTCGTCAGCGTATTATGGCGAAGTTACAAGGCGCAGGCACATCGACGATTAGTGCAATCAAGTCGCTAGTTGATTCGTTCTATACGTGTAAGGTAAGCGAAAAGAATCGCGAAAACACAATCGACATTCTGATTACAGGCTATCGCGGCATTCCGAAGAACTTTCCGGACATCGTAGAAGCAGTTAACGAAATTATTCCGGCTCACTTGGCGGTTCGATTCGCATTCTCATACGTTTCGTGGTCCGAGGTAGAGGCTTCGTTTATGGAATTTTACGACGTTGATAACGTAGAGTGGGAAACGTTAGAAGTTTCGTATCCACAACCGCCAACGACTCGCTTAACTTGGACGCAGTTAGAAACGATGCAGCAAGCGCAGACCGACATTATTCAATTTAGCGTAGATGATACGCGACTAAAATTCGATTAAGGAGGCGATGTTGAGTGGCGTCTAAACAAACGGCCAATCTCGGCCTCAATAAATGGGAACCGACCGATTTTATCAAGCGCGACGAATTTAACGCTAACTTCGATAAGATTGACACGGAAATCACAGCGCGATATAAAACGACCGACTTTACGGGCGATAACATTATTACGAAGGTCAACGACGGCGCAACGACGGTAAAAATCAATCCCGCGAGAATTACGTTTACAAACGCCGTTACCGCGCTCAGTAATATTACGCCAGCGCTAGGAACGGTTACTTCCGGTACGTTAAACGGAGTAATTATTAACAACGCGACTGGCTCATTCAACGGCGATGTGACAGCGAAGACACTTTCCGTTACTTCAAACGTAATTAGCTTCGGTACGTCCACGACTAGTATGGATAATACGGGAAATTCAATGCGTTTAAAACAGAGCGATGCAAACTACTTCTCAATTAACGCTAACGGCGATCATATCCACTGGAAAGATAATAAGATGGTCCTTCGTATTGAGACTACGCCAGATAATCATTACATTCTTAAAAGCGGCTGGGTCGGATTAAAATTCCTAACGAACAGCTATTCGATTCAAGCTCGCCTAAATGACGACAGTGACTACGCCGACTTTTCCGGTAAGAACTTCAGAGCGACGGGTAGTTTCTATGGAATCGGAAATATGAACATCGAAAGCACAAACGGTTACGCTGCCGTAAACGCAGTCGGAAGTAACTCCATTGTTTATCTACGTAGCACTAGCGAAACTCGCGTGGTTGATTCGAATGACTTCGGAACATATCGCGCTATTCGTGCGTCGTCTTTTCCGACTAACTCGTCTGCTACGGCGAAGACAAACATCGAAGTATTTTCAAACGAAGCGACTCCGTTATTGAAGGACGTTAATATTTATCGCTATTACTTACAGAGCGACATTGATAACGCAGTTTATGACAAGCCGAAAATCGGGATGATTAGCGAAACCGTTCCGGCTGTTTTCCGTGACGAGAAAGGCGTTGACGTCTATACGATCGCTTCCGTCCTTTTCAAAGTATGCCAGGAACAGCAAGACGCTATCGAGTCATTAACGAAGGAAATTGACGATTTACAACTGGCACTAGGAACCGTAACAGATACGGTAGCAACAATTTCGGGAGGTATTGAATTATGAACGAATTACAACTTGATCCGCAACTATTAATCGAAGAATATGCGAAATCTGACGCAGAGTTACGCCAAGAGCTATTCGCGTATAAAGCGTTGTTTCGCCAATTACAATCGCAGTTACAAGAGCGAACGCCCGAATCTGAAGACGATAAGTAATAACGAAGTATGAACGCCTAAAGGCTCGCATTAACTTGTGGGCTTATTTGCGTTGTACAAACGAGAGGAGTCGATTAAATGGCATCGAATAAAACGCCGAATTTAGGTTTAGATACCTGGGCGGAAATGGACTATTTTAAACGCGCAGAATTAAATAACAACTTCGGTAAAATTGACGGAAAAGTAGCGGAACAATCTAATAAACTTAATGTTTTATCTGGGATAGTAGTAAGTATCGATGATTATCCACGATTGAATGGAGAGACTGACGATACTCCAAGATTTAAACGTGTTTTCGATTACCTTGAAACTATAGGCGGAGGTATTGTCAAATTGCCGACAGGCGTTTTTACGGCAAATATTAAAATACCTACTTATTGCGGAATTACCGGTAACGGAAAAAAATCCATTATAAAAATGCCAAACGGTTCTACAAGTGCGGCTATCGAGTTAAAGGACGGGAACGTAAGGAATATTTACTTAAACAACTTCGCAATCGACGGAAATAAGGCGAACCAAACTTCTACAAACGCAAAAGGCGTTTATATTAATGGTAGTGGTAACATCGTTGGTTACACAAGCCCAGTCGATACCAACGATCCTCGTCACACAATCGAGAACCTATTTATCACTAGTACGAAAGGTATTGGTTTTCACATAGCCGGTCGTGGTGGAAATAGTGTAACGAATTTGCACGTTATTTTTGCGGACGAACAAGGTATATATATCGATTGTTATGATAGCGTTTTTGAACGATTAGATAGTGGGGCTAACGCGAAGTCAGGGATTTACGTAGGTCCTTCGGGATATAACAACCGAATTGTTGGATCTAAAGGGTGGAACAACGGTGTATATGCCGGTAAGTTATCTACAGACGGCTTCGGTTTTTATATTAGTGCGGTAGAAGGTACTTCTCTGACAGGGTGCGAAGCGCAGGCGAATTTCCATCATGGTTACTATTTTAATGCTTGTAGAGCTGTTGTAGGTGTTGGGTTAGTGTCTGAATACAACGGTGATGGAGGAGTAAACACTTGCGGTTTTGCTTTAGATGGTACTAAAAACTGTACGATTGTCGGATCTGTTCGTAACGGAACAGGAAACAACCAAGATTACGCCGTAGGTCTATATAATTACTCTGACTATAATAACATTATAGTATCTAGTTATCAGATGACTACAGCCGCAGTAGACAATCCTCAAAATAGGTCTTTAAATAATGTTCAAATTTACGGAGATAAACAAGCAAGGGAATCGAGTTTTGACTACATTGCCGTAGGTGCTGGGATAAATAAAGGTCTAGCAAAGATGTCAATTGAGAGTATAAGTGGTGAAAATACTACCACGGCTGTATTTTCAAGAAACTACAAAGGATCCACAGCAGAAGAGGAATTATTCCGAGTTCAAGCGTTTGATGGGACTTCTACTTACCATACTTTGTTATTCAAACATAACATGAGTACAGAATTGACTAGAATCGTACCTAAAACAAAGTTATATATCGAGAAAGAAACACAAATAGGTGATGGTGCTTGGAATGGTCAACGTTTGAAATTAGGCGGGTATAATTTGTGGGTAGACTCTACAGGAAGACTAAGAATTAAAAACGGTGTACCTACAAGCGATACCGACGGAACAGTAGTTGGATCACAAGTTTAATAATAAAAGCGGAGACGTATCTGTCTCCGCAAAACTTTATTACTTATTCACGCTTTTAACGAGGTTCTTACTTTTCACCTGACCAGAGGTTAATTTTTTTCCTATCTGTATAGCAGACCTTTCAACACAATAGTAAAAAGGTACAGCAAGAATAACTGAAGCAATAGGTGATAATACAAGTATTAATATTGTGGGTACGTGGCCAATAAGGGTGTGAACCATCACTAACAGAACGATCATGTGTATAAGGTATAAACTGTATGATATTTTACCTAAATTCACTAGGTGTTTATTGTTTAACGCGTTATTCAGTTTCTTAAAGCTAAGAGTTAGTATGAATAACAATGCAACAGATGCAGCTATTGCAAAATCAATAACCAGATTAATAACTCTTGTTGGAATAATACCATCGCGGTACTTCAAATCACCGAATCCAAAAGAAACCCATTCCACTAAATAAAGAATAATAAAAATTATAAATAAAAGAACTTTGGATTTAGTAGATATTTTTTGCGTCTTGGAAATCAATACGTCCTTATATTTAGCTAGAGTCGCACCAATTACAAAAAAAGATGTGTAGTAAAAAGTTTCACCAAAAGACATCGCTAATTGCTGTAAATTACTATTTTCTAAAACACTTGATACTCCTGTAAAGAAAACCCAAAGAAAAAGAGAAACTCCGACACCAAGCGGTAGTCCTTTTTTCCAGTTTAATTTTATTATGAAAAACATTATGACAGGGAAGAAAATTGATATCCTCATCTCATGAACAAGACTCCATGTAACTCCGTTTAAATTTATAACGTCTGAGCCTAACATAAAGATAAACGATATCAAGCTACCTATTGTGATTGGGTGGGACCACATATCATTAAAATTACTGCTCAATTCATTAACCTCACTTGGATTAATTATATTAAATAGAATTGCAGACAGTATGATAGATACGATATATGGTATATAAATCCTACAAAATCTTTTAATTAAATAATTAGAGTATGTTGACGTGCGATTATTAAGAAACGGCAGAGATAAAACAAACCCACTTAAAACAAAAAACAACAAAACCGCTTCATGACCTGCCCATAATATATGTATAGGTGAGTTCGTTAAAGTGTTGGCAAGTACGTTATCCACTTCGTGTTTATATGCGAGGTAGAACAAAGGTAATGCTACCATTGAGTGGTGAATCACGACTGTTAGCGACGCCAATCCTCTCAACGAATCTAATGAATGTATCCGATTATTAGACAAAGTTTTCTCTCCTTTAGATTTTATAAAACTATTATACTATTTCTTTGTAAAAAATGGTATATATTATGTGAATTTTATCAGATAGGAGGTGCGCAAATTGTCCGAACCAACTAATCGAGAGTTTGACGTAGCAATCGCATTGGCTCGTCTGGAAACGAAGTTAGACTGGGCGATGGAATCGCGAAGTAAAGCGGAAGAGGCTGATAAGAAAGCGGATCAAGGAATAGCCCTCGCAAATGAAAACGCAAGAGACATCTCGCAATTATCTACAACGATTAAATGGGCGATTGGTATCGCGGTTTCACTATTCGTAGGAATAGGCGGAATCGTAGTATCAATCGTTTTTTAATTGCGGTCGGACAGCCGCGCCCTCTTATGCCAAAGATCAAGCGGCGCCGACACTACGTTAATTATAACGCATGTACAAAACGAAAGGAAGATGCCGAATGGAATTAAACGAATTATTAGCGAAGGCGGAGGACCGATTATCGAAAATTCATCCGACACTAGCGGATAAAGCACGTCAACTTATTGCGAAAGCTCACGCAGAAGGAATCGACTTAGTAGTTACGCAAGGACTACGTACAATCGCCGAGCAGAACGCTTTATACGCGCAAGGACGTACGGCGCCAGGTAAAATCGTTACGAAAGCAAAAGGCGGCTCATCTTACCACAACTTCGGCCTAGCTTTCGATATTGCGGTTCGCAAAGAAAACGGCGACATCGACTGGGATACTGCGAAACTATATAGCCGCGTCGGTCAGCTCGGAAAATCAATCGGACTAGAATGGGGCGGCGACTTCAAATCGATCAAGGATACGCCACACTTCCAATTAACGTTCGGCCTAACGTTGTCTCAGCTTCGCGCGGGCAAACGTCCTAGCGGATCTACCGTTACTTCAGACGAAGCCGCAGTCGTAGAGTTAGGCGCTAAAGGCGAGTTAATTACGGACACGCAGGCGAAATTAACCTCGTTAGGTTTTGATTGCGGAACCGTAGACGGAATTGCAGGCGCTAAAACAGTCGCAGCGATTAAGGCGTTCCAGAAAGCGAATGGCTTATCTGTCGATGGAATTGCTGGAACTAAAACGTTAGCGAAATTAGCCGAACTAATCGACGCTAAAGCGAAACCGGCTGAACCTACGAAGGTAGAAGCGGCGCCAGCAGTAGAAACTAAACCGGTTGAAGTTGCGCCAGCGCCAGCGAAGGAAATGCCGAAAGTAACGTCACTGGGCGATAAATATTCCGTACAAGTTAAAGCGAAAGTAGCTACTGGTGTATATAAGAACGCTGACGTTAGCGAAAAGACTAAAACGTTAAAAGCAGGCACGGTATTCAGTGTTTACGGATATACGACTGCAGTATGGGCGGTTCCGGGCGGATTCGTTCAAATGAAAGACGTTGAGCCAGTCGCAGTTACGTTAAAGACAGGTGGATTAAATCCGTCAATGGAAGCGGACTTCCGTACGTACTTGAAGAAAATCGGCTTAGACGGTGCGTTGAATCTGGCGAAAGGCGGAAATCCGAGCGCTACGATTACAGCTAGCGGGCTAGACCTCGTTAAAGTACGTAAATTCCTCGACGAGAAAGGCTGGTATTACAAATGAAATTCCGATTCGAATATGTAATCGCGGTAATGGTGCTCACGATTTTAGGTGCGGCGCTTTTTTATTTTGACGACTCAGAAGTACGCAATACGATTATTACGGCGTTGGTCGGCGCATTATCGGCAATCACAGCGTACTTCTTCACGAAGCATAATCCGAATAACAAGAACGACGACTAAAATAATTTGACGATTGCGAATCTTTTTTCGCTTTCGTTCGTACATAGTATTATAATTAGAAAATAACGGAAACTAAACGGAGGAGATTTCGATGAGTTGGAAGTCAATGTTTCGTCAGCGCATTACGCTCGATATACTAAGCGGAGGTCACGTATTAACGGATAAAATGATACCGGTACCGATTCGCACGGCTAGCCTCGTCAAAGGCGACAAGCCAGGCGAAGTTATTACGGAGTTACCTTTCGCGGACAAAAAGCGTTGGGCGCTCGTTAATGTCGAATGGTCGCAGTCGGGGAAACGTAGCGCAGGCAAGGCGGCTGGCGGAGCAATCGCAGGCACACTCGTCGCGGGACCGTTAGCCGGAATCGCTGGTGCTGCGGTAGGCGGGCGACGTAAAGACACGTCGAAAGCCTACGTTTATCTGGTCGGCGAAGATGGCGTAGAACATGCGCTTCATATACACTGCGATCAAAAACAATACGTAATGATTTCGGCAATGCTCGGTTAAGCTAAAACGGCGCTCACCTTCGCGGGTGGGCGCTTTTTTTCGTTTAGAGGTCGAAAAAGTCCTCCGCCTTCACATTCGGATCTAACTTCCGCAATGCCTTCATAATTTTACTCAGCGTCTTGACTGTTGGCGAATAGTTCGGATCGCTGCACGCTCGGCTAATCGTCTCCTTATTTACGCCTGCAGCTTTCGCCAGTTCATTCTGCGTACGACCTTTCTTATCTAAAAATCGACCAAGCTTCGTTCGTTTCTTACCCAAGCCCCACATTCGAATTACCTCCGTTTGATTTCGTTAGCAACAGCCTCGCCAACATTTACGGAAATTATTCACGAAATTACAAAAAACCGTAAACATAACCAACCCTACGCCCATATAGTATTTTAAAGCTACCGTCGCTTCTCTCCACTTCGTTCCTTTTCGCTCCTAACAAGACTGCGGTAGCCTACTCTCGCTTAGTCTCAACGTATTAAAACCGCGGTAGCGCATTCCGCGGTAAAAACTGCGGTAGGTACCGCGGATTATCGGAGGTATGTACAATGAAAGTACAAACGATTAAATTCAACGATTTTTTGTCAAAGAGCTACCGTTATGAGCCACGAAAAATCAGCACGCCGATCTACTCTTTCGGCTTCACCTGGGCGGGATTCTTTAACATGTCCCCGGAAATCGCAGGCGCTTATTGGCTCGTATCAGCCGTTGGCTTGACCGCCATTATATCCAACCTTCTTGAAAACCACTTCGCCAGT